CACCGACGCCGCCCGCAGCAGCCACGCCGATCACGTTCGCCCAATTCGTCGGGTTCTCCCACTGGCCCGTTTGCCAGTTCCACTTCATGCCCTGATGGAAAAAGCCGCTGTCCTGGCCGGCGCGGTCGCCCGATTGCGTGCCCGAGCCGGTGAACGTCCCTGCCGCATCGAACCATTCACGGGGATAGTAGGTTTTCTGCCCGCGAATCATGCGCCAGTAGCGGCCTGATCCGTCCTTGTTAAAGTCGCTCAGGCTCAGGGGATGGCCCAGACCGGCGAGCCCTTCCGTCGTCAGGGGCGTCAGCCCGTTGCCATCGCGTCTCCCTACTCCACCGCGAGATAACTCACCGTCAAAAAGACGGCGCTCGAATCACTCAGCACGCTGACGTCGAGCAGTTGCGCGATGGCGCCGCCGGTGGTCGCCTCGCCAGTGAGCAGGACGTCAGACCGGCCTGGGTAGATATGGCCGCCAATCCACGTAAAGTTGCCCGTCAACGAAAAATAGCTGACAGCGGCCGACCACGTCGGCATCCCACCCGGCTGGTTTTCGGCCTTGAATGGTAAGCCCCCCACGATGAGATACCCGCTCACGGTCCCCTTCGCGGTCAACCCGACATTCGCCGTGGCCGTGACGAACCGCCCCATTTTGATGAACCGCCCCGTTTGATAGCCGTATGCCTGGCCCCCGGTCGTAGTGGCCCCGCCTAGAAACGGCTTCCAGAACCCTTCCCGATACAGATTCGTGAAATACTTTTGCCAGGGGTCCGTCGTCACGAGTCCCTGCGCTTCGGCGATCGGCGTCATCAGCGGGGCGGTCAGCGGCGGCATTTAGAGTTGCCCCGTGCCAGGCGTGGCTCGTAGAAAAAGACCAGGCCCCCACACCGTGGGCCGATCGACTTGCGACTGCACCGCAATCACGAGCCGATCGGCCCGATAGCGTCCGAGTTGAAACCACTGGGCGACGGCTTGCCCATCCTGCGCCAGCGCCGACGCCGGCATCGGCGGCCCGAATGACGTGCCATTGTCGCCACTGAGCCGCAGCTGCACATCCGGCGACGGTAGCGCACCAGCCTGCGCGTTGATCCCGAGTTCCATCTGCTGGAGAAAGAGCCACTGATTCTCCGCACTGAGATAGGGCGCGACACGCTGGCGGAAGATGGGATAAATGTCCCCAGTGGTCGCACTGGCAGGCTCCGTGTAGGTGTCAAGGCTCAGATCCGCGAACACGCCGTCAAACCAATGGCCCACGATCACCCGCGCGAAGGGCTCGCCCAGGATCGGCAGCCAGGTGCAACAGCCGCGTGCCGGCCAGATACTCTGCGTGTAGACGCCGGGGGGACTCTCCACCACCTTCGCGCGGGCGTGCCACGCCTCCTCGGTGAGGTCATAACACCACGTCGTCTTGATGAACGGAAAGGTCCAGCACACGAAATCGTGCCCCCCTTGGCTATAGGCCAAGGCTTCCGCCGCCGAATCGGCGTTGCCGCCGATACTGGCGCTAATCGGCGGGGTCGAAATCAGCTTCGGCTGAAGGCCCGACACCGCAAAAATTTGGCTGTAGCCATACTCCAAACTGCTGCCAATCCAGAACACCGTGTCGGCGATACTGGCGATGTTGGCGTAGCCGCGCGACCCTTCGTTGATCACCGTGCCGGGATACGGGATAAAGGGCGTCGTCGGATCGCCGCTGTTCTGAAAGATTTCCGTCGATTTGCTCCCGATGACATAGACCCGCCGGTTGTTCACCGCAAAGCCGGTGACGTTGTCGCTCGTGCTCGAGCGGGTAAAAAAATCCGTGGCACTCCACGTCAGCCCGTTGAACAGATTCGAGAACCAGATCTTCGGCGTATCTTTCTCATTGAGGAGAAAATAGCCATCCATGTAACCGACCATCACGGGGATGAACCCGCCCGGTAAGACGATCGGCCCGGTCATCACGTTGGTCGCGAGATTGAAGATATAGAGCGCGCCGGCCGAACAGATGGCGAGTTGATTGCCGCCGAGGCCGTTACTCGCAAACGTCACCTTCCGGTTGTCATTCGCGACGGTGGCAAAATGAAAGGGCGGCAGCGATGGCGTGAATTCAAAAAACGTCGGGCCATTGACGGCGAAGATCCGCCCGTCCTGCGAGAAGAGACCGCGACACCCATCGTAGGCGGGATCGGCGGCGATCACGTTCATCCCCGGTGTCCCGTAGAAGGTCGCCTTCTTGGGATCGGCGGCGTTGCGCGTCGTCTCCAGGTAGAGATTCAGGCAGGCATCCGCCGCGATGGTGGCCGATTGCGTGCGATAGCTTTGTCCAATGAAGTTCGGCCAGAGCGGCATCACGGCCCCTCCGGCGGCAGCGGCGAGGTGACATCCACATGCGTGCCGACGAGCGCCTGCATGGTCGCCAGCGCCGCCAGATTCGCATTGAGCCGCAGGAGCAGGGCCACGGCGGCGCGGCGCAGGATCAGCGGATCGAACACGCCGCCGTTCGTGCGGACCACGTCTGGCACATCCGGCAGACCCGCCCCTTGCGCGACCAGAACGATCTGGAGGCCGTCCCCCGCGATGTCGGCTTTGACCGATTGGATCAGGACGGTGGTATAGGCCATCAGCGTTGCGCTCTCTGTGCCCAGTCGAGGAACACGACGACATCGCCGACGCTATGCAGCCCGTGGTCGATCCCGAGATAGCGGGCCGCGTAGTGCAGGACCGCCTGCACCTTCCCCGTCTCCTCAAGGTCGAAGTCGTCCGCGAACTGATCGACCGGCAAGCCGATCGCTAAGAAGGAGCGATGGACCGAGCGGCGAATCGCCGGGTCGATCGTCCAGTCCTCCTCCTTCACGGCGTCCGGATCGGCGCCCCACGCGAGCAGGATCGCGCCGAGCCAGCGGCAGAACCGCCGCCACGGCACGAGGAGGATCACGCGCCAACTCCCAGGGCCGCGAGCCGATGGATCACCGCGCCGCCGCTCACATTCGTCGCCGCGCCCCAGGTGATAAAGCTGTTGCTCGCCTTCTGCGACTGGAAGCTGGCGAGGCTGTAGTCCACGCTGCGTGCGACGTTGGAAATTCGCGCCTCGTCAATGTCGCCGTTGAAGTTGGCCCACTGGAACGGACCCGTTTCGAGCTCGACCCCAATCGAGGTCGTATCAAGGCCGGCGGGGGTCACGCCCGCCCCTAAAAACGAGGTATTCGGCGTGATCACCACGCCGTCCAGGTGCAACGCGAGCGAGGTCGAATTCGTAAAGACCGCCGCGAGGTGATGCCAGTTTGTATCGACCGTCACCGCGTAAAAATTAAACTTAGCGGTGCCGACGTTATTCTCCAGCACCATCAGATACGTGACATGGTCGGACGCTTGCCGCCAGTAGGCGAGCCAGAACGCTTCGTTCCCGGTCGCTTTCGACAGCGCGACCATGATGCGCTGTTCCGCATCCGCGAAGGTCGTATCCGAGAGCTTCGCCCAGCAGTCGAGCGTGACCGGAAACGTGGTCGTGGCGGCGGCTGATACCGACAGATACTTCGCATTCGGGTTGGCGGTGCGGACGAAATGGGCACCCCCCGCGATGTCCCCCGTCGTCGCCGTGACGCTGTTCGTGTTCGTCAGGTTCGCGGGCGTGGTGGTGCTGCCGGCGAGCGAGAGCGTCGAGCCGTCGCCGAGATGGTAGACGTTGGTGTAGCCGGTGTTCCAGGCGGCGGTCTTCCCAAACGCGCCGCTGTTCGGGTCGGTGGTGATGGTCGCGTCGCCGTAGAACAGGTAGAGCACCACGGCCGACGCGCGCGTCAGCGTCGGGATGTTCACCCACGCCTCAAGCTTGCCATTCACGCCGTCATACAGCACCCGCTCGGCGGGATAGCGCGTCGTCTGCGCCACGCTGTCAAAGAAGGCGATGTCGAACCCATCGGGCCGGATGACCCCGCCGTTGCTCGTGTCCTTGAGGTCTGTATCGGCGGCCTGTGGCCCATAGCCCCGCCCGATGCAGAGCGGCCAGTTCGTCGGGTCGCTGCTCATCCCGATGCTGTTGCTCGCCAGCGTCAGCTGCTTGTATTTCGCGAACGCCATCTACGCGCCCTTATAACCCGCAATCGAGGCCTTCGTGCTGGCGCCGGTCGTCACGTTCTGCACAAAGATGGCGGTCGCCGTCGTCGGTTGTCGCAGCGGCGTGGGAAAGGTCACGACCGCGCCACCTTGTGCGGCGGCGGCCGGCACCACCCACAGCGTCGTGCCGTTGCTGCCATCCTGAATCAGCACATCGGTGGCCTGCGTCGCGTGCGTATTCGACACCGTGATCGTGGTGATGTAGTTCCGCAGGCCAGCGGCCGGCGCAGCGACGCAGGTTGTGGAGGTCGTGGCGGTCATCTGGCCGCTCGTGACGCCGGAGACAAAATTCTCCGGATTGCTGTAAGGCAGGACGATCAGCTTGCCGACCAGATCCGCGACGAGTTGCACCATGCGCCCGGTCGTCACCGCGCTGTTCTCGGCGCTGACGGCCTGCGCGCCGTTGTTCACGGGGTTGGCGCTCACCGCCGCGTTGGTCGCGACGTTGCCGCCGACGAACACCGGCGTCATGCTCGCGGCGCCTTGCACCGTCACGACGCCGCCCGAGGGTGTGCCCGCCGTGCCGGCGCCGACCACGGTCGCATTGAGGGAGGAGGCTGCGGCCTGGGCGACGGTCAGGGCATCGACGTGCTTGACGTAGAGCTCGCCCTTCGCCGTGGACTTGGCGGTGATGTTGTCCCCATCCGCGCTCACCTCTGACGACGACAGCGTGTCGCGCCGCACCGAGATGAGCATGGAACCCGTGGGATCGGTGACGGACGGGACGTCTTCGGTATATTGCGTGCCGCCGCCAATCGAGGCCGCGTTGTCGACGTTGACGTGTAGCCGATGGTTGACGCTATCCCAGACATCGGCCTGGATCTTGTCGAGGCCGCGCAGATGGCTATTAACGGTGCCGGCGTTGTCGCCAACGACCGCCGGATCCGTGGTGCTGCCGGTCGCGGCATCCGCGCCATCCGCAATCGACACCGCGCCGCCGCCCCCGCCGCTGCCGCCCGCCGCCGCCCCGCCCGTGGCCGCTTCCACCGCGTTCAACGTCACGACGGCGCTGCCGCTCGTCCACGCCGACATCCGCACTTGCATCGACACCAGCGGCGCCGCGGCCTGCCACAAGCCGTTGACGGTGGCTTGGACTGCGGACACGGTCCCGCCGATGGGCGTCGCACTGAGCGCCGCGAACGTCACGCCGTCGATCGAGCCTTCAAACTGGACCGTGCCCGCCCATGTCCCGGTGATCTGGATGCCGAATCCCGCGAGGCCAGGCGGCGTTAGGCGCACCGTCGCCCCGACGGCGGCGAGCAGGCCGACGTTTTGCGCGGAGGGCGCCATTTAGATTTGGTAGACCGCGACGAGGTTGGTGGCCGTCGTGTTCGTCGCGTTAATGCGACGCACGGCGATCGGATAGATCTGCCCGGTGATGACGCCCGATAGCGTGCAGGTCGTGTTATCGGCCAGCACGAGGACCAGCACGCCGGCGCCGCCGCCGATGTAGATGCCGTCGGTGAGTTGCTTCGTCTGCGTGTAGCGGGCGAGGTCCACCGTGTCCGACGGCGTGATGACCTCGCACTTGTTCAGCGGGCCGCGTGTCGTGCCAATCATTTAGTAATTCCCCGACTCGATGTTGTAGCCGCGGTTCCCGGCAGGCCCGAACGCGGTGGCGAAATCACTCGGCAGATCGCTGAGCCGCAGATTCGACCGCATGATATTCGCGAACGTCTCACGCGCGAGGATCGCGTCTTCCGCCGGCAGGTCCCGGCCATACGGGCCGGCGAGGCGGCGCTCGAGGTTGTAGACGATCGCCTCGTCATACCCGACCGGAAACTGGTAGATGGTTGTATTCAGATCCGCAAAGGGGCCAAATGTGAGGTCGTAATAGACGGTGACCGAATGCACCGCATTATTTGGAATCGGCCAGACATTCAACCGGGCGAGCGGTTGGGTGCTCGAGAAGTAGAAGTAGACCGTGGTCGGCTGCGTGCTGGATAAATCTTTGATCTGGATCGCCGCCGCCATGTCATCGGTCAGCACCGCTAACGGGACGGCCACGACGGGCAACGTATTCCCTAACAACAACGACGCCGATCGGATCTTGTTTTGATTCGCGGGCACTTCGGCGACGATGTCGCCGCCCACGCCCCAGGTATACGTGCCCTTATTCGCGACCAAGGGCACGTTGGCGGCGCCGAGGGTATAACTCGTGAGCTGCTGCGCCCAGGTGCCCATCATCAGATTCAGCATCACGAGCGCCTGCGCCGATTGCGGCGCGGGCAGGGTCACCCCTGGCTGGAAGACGTTCAAATTCTCGAACGCGCGTGTGATGTAGGTAAGCGCGGTCCCGGCCATGATCAGTCGCCGCTGTGGTTCTTCCGACGGCTCGTTTTATGTTCCGGCTCCGACGCGCGCGATGCCGCCAGGAACGCGAACGACCGCTCATTGCTCAGGGTGCCGTTGCCATTCCGGACACACACCGGCACGGTGGCCGGCGCCTGCCAGACGTCCATGTTGACGCCCGTCGTCACCTCAGTCGGGGACACGACCGTGGTCGGTTCGTCGTAGCCGTTCCAGACGATCACCGCGTCCGGCGAGAAGCCCTCGCCCGTGACATGGATGGTGAACGAGGGCATCCCGAGCGCCACCGAGGACGGCTCAAGCGCCATCACGACTGGGGACGGCGGCGGATACGGCGTGTCCTGCCAGTCGCCCGTGTCCGTCGGCAGCGCCGCGAACGCCTCGGCATGTTGGACGACGACGGCGGGTTCTGTCGGATGGTAGGCCCATGACGGATAGCTGGTGGGTTCGGCCATCGCTTACTCCTTCTTTTTCGGCTGCGCCCACGACGCGAGCCCGCTCTTCGGCGGCAGCGGCGTCACCGGCATGGCCGGCATGTGGCCGCTGTAGTCGGCTTCAGCCGCGCGCACTTCGGCGACCGCTTTCTCTGAGAGCTTGTATTTGATCTCGTGCTCGCGTTCGGCCGCGAGCTTCGCGAATTCGAGCGCCTGCGCCTCGTGCGCGTCGATCGCCTCGAGCGGCGTCGGCCGGAAGCCGCGCCCGCGGAGCGCGTCGGCCTGGAGCTCGTCGTCGGCGATCTGTGACTCCATCGGCGCGGTCGTGCTCGGCGACAGCGCGCGATACAGCATCATCGGGTATTCACGGAAGACCCACGGACGCTCACCGGGTCCGAGCTCGGACGGGTGCGCCTCCCATTTTCTACGCTCTTTGGCGAACGCGCTTTCGGGCGAGTGGAGGATTGACACTTGTTTTACCTTTCGAGCGCCTGCCTAAAAAAGCGCAGGCGCTCGTTGAGAGATCTCAATTACGTGACGACGACACCCACCGCACCGGCCACATGCCACAGGCCGTTCTCGGCGACGAGCGTGATCGTCGCGCCCTTGAACGCGGCGAACGTCGCGGTCGTGTGCGGCGACCCCGTCACGGCATCAGCGATCAGCGTCGTCGCCGTAATGACATGCGCGAACGCTGTCTGCGACGTGATCATCATGCGCGTGCCGTTCAGCGAGAACGAGGGTGCTGCCAGCGTCAGCGCCGCCGCCGACCCTTTGTTGATGTTGTAGACGACCGGGCCGAGCGGCTGCGGGATCGCGCCGTCCGCGCCGAGCGTCACCGGATTGTCGATCGCGGGATCGATCAACACGACCTGCCCCGGCGCGATCTGGCCGAAGTCATTCGGATTGCTCGAGGTGATGACCGGCGACAGCACATCGTGCGCCGCAGCCACCGTGCCTTCGCTGCCACGGCAGCGCACGGTGATCGTGTTCGTCGCCGGCACGCCCGTGAGAAACATCAGCTCGCCATCGATCTGGATCGCTTGCGGCGGCTGCGCGTTCTGGGTGCCGACGGTCGGAAAGCCGGTGCTCGTGCTGGTGACGCCGAACGTCGTCGCCGACGCCGTGATGGCTGATGTCAGGGTCGTTTGTGTGAGTGCCATATTTTTGTCCTATGAAACTAAACGCAACGCGAAGTAGGGCAACACGGCGGCCACTCCCCCGATGCTGTCTATTCTGCTTGGTTGCTGATCAGTCTGGATGTTGTACTGCTCAACGAAACGGAGCGAGATCCCCGTTTCCTTATCGTTCTTGCGCGCCGCATTCGCGCCCGGCAGTTTCGCGGGGAGATCGACCATCACAAAAGCGAACGCGGCAGGGTTAAAGAGGAGCGACTGCTTGCTGCTCTGCGCCGACATCGTGCCGGCGACCGCGCCCGTGGCGCCGACCACTAAGATGCTCGCGTTGTTCGCGGGCGAGGCCGTCACGGTCTGCAGCGCGCCGCTCGTGATAATCGGCGGGCTGAACGTCAGCGTCGCGGTGCTCGTGCCAGCGACATCCGCCTGCAACACGAACTGTTGCAAGTCGCCGGTGTCGATGTAGGACACCGGATTCACGGCATTGAC